TAATAATGGTTTGTTTGAATGGTTTGTTCCTAAAATCAAACTAATACATTTAGTAACTGAACCTGAAACTAATCCTAAAGAAATCAGATCAATTGAAAACATTAAAGATTTCTGTAATAGAACAGGTATTGTTTATGAACAAAGAGTAAATGCAATCTGGACTGAAACACCACCAACTGAAAATTGTGCTCGACCAACTGAGGTACAAGACAAACCAGGCTATTATAAACTAGCCCCAGGTCATTATGGTTGTTATTTAGCCCATAAAAATGCTTTATTAGCTCAAGACAATCCAAATTATGATTATATCTTAATATTTGAAGGTGATGTTATTATAGATTCAGACTATAATGAATTGTATGAGTCACTAAAACGTTTTAGTAGATTAGCTAAACAAACAGATATGGATATTATCGGATTTGGTAACCCATATCAAAATCGTAATTTAAATGGACCTAAAATTGAGGACATTTATACAGATGTAACTCCATTTATCCCAGCTCAATCATATCTTATAAACCAAGATAAAATAAACAAAATTGTAGATTTAGCAAATTCAACACCTTGGGATGCTTTTGATCTATGGGTTTGTAATGTTGCTCGTTTAAGAGTAGGAACAGCAGAAAAAATCTATACTAAACACTTACCTGGATTCAGCATCATTGAACAAGAATTTAAAGGTACAGATGAAAATAGTCCTTTAATATACGCTGCTGAATGAGAATTTGTCAAGTACATCCTGCATGTGGAATAGATGTTCCACCTAAAGATTGGGGTGCAATCGAAAAGATTGTATGGGAATTACATTTAAATTTTTTAGCACACGGACATGAGTCAGAAATCAAATTTGCAACTGAAATTAACCCTGGTGACTTTGACATTGTTCATTGTCATGTTGGCAATTTAGCCTTAATGCTTCAGGAACAAAATGTTCCTTATGTCTTTCAATTACATGACCATCATGCCTATCATTATGGTAAGGATAGTCATGTTTTTAGAGAGAACATGAAAGCTATAGAAGGTTCTACAATGTCTTTAGTTCCTGCAAGATACTTAGTAGACTATTTTGATCATCCAAAAGTTCAATATTTTGCTCATGGAATTAACACTCAGGAATTTTACCCAATAGAAAAATCTAAACCTACAGAACCTAAACTATTAATGGTCGCTAACAATGGATTAGCAGGTAATCCAGGTTTTGATAGAAAAGGATTTGCATATGGTATAGCTTTAGCTCAATCTCGTAATTTACCTATAACTGTAGCTGGCCCTTCAAACAATAAACATTTCTTTAATAATCACTTATGGACTTTGGCTTATCCAAAACTTAACATTATATTTGATCTACCAAATAGTGAATTATTAAATTTGTATCATCAACACGATATATTTGTTCATCCTACAATGTTGGAAGCAGGTCACCCAAATCTAACAATGATTGAAGCTGTAGCAGCAGGTTTGCCTGTTATAGCAGATTGGGAATATGAAACTGTATTTCATGGTGGTTGGAGAGCACCTCGTGACATATTTGAAATGACTAGAGGATTAGATGATATAATGGATAATTGGGATAGTTACAGAGAAAGATGTTCCAATACAGCTAAAGAACTAGATTGGTTTAACAGAACAAAAGAATTAGTAGAGTTATATGAAAGAAGTCTTAAAGGAAATTTATAATAATGTAAAGATTTTAGGATTACCTTATAAGGAGTCTAAAAATACTTTTATATGTCATTTTCTTGATGGTGCCTTTTTAGAGGTTTTAGGTTCTGAAAAAGGAGACTATATTGTAAAATTTATAGACCAAGACAAAAATGAGGTAGTACATGAAAGTAGTATCTCAAATAATATGTGGACTCGTACCAATCGTAAATACTTTACAAACTGGTTAGTTCAAGTATATGAAGATGATGACTTAGTATTTGAACACAAATATAACGCTGAAGGTAAACGAGTTTACATCCATATGGATTCTTCAGCCATAGGAGATACTTTAGCATGGTTCCCCCATATAGAAGAGTTTAGAAAAAAACATAAATGTGAACTTATTGTATCTACATTCCATAATGAATGGTTTGCTAAAACTTACAAAGACATTGAATTTGTAAAACCTGGTACTACAGTCCATGACTTGTATGCCATGTATAATGTTGGGTGGTTCTATAATGAAGACCATTCAATTAACTTAGATAAAAATGTTCGTGAGTTTAAAAACTTACCTTTAGCTCAAACATCATCAGACATTTTAGGTTTAGAGTATACTGAAATTAAACCAAGAGTATACTTAAAGAAAAAACCAAAGTCAATTAAACAAAAATATGTTGTAATTGCCCCTCATGCTTCAGCTCATGCTAAGTACTGGAATTACCCAGGGGGTTGGCAGCGTGTCATTAACTGGTTAAATGATAACGGCTATAAGGCAGTTATGATTACAAGTGAACCTTTAAATGATGAATGGCATGATTCTAAATTAGGTGGTACTTTAAAGAATGTAGTTAATAAAACTGGCAATTTACCACTTGAGGACCGAATGAATGACATAGTACATGCTAATGCTTTTATTGGTGTAGGTAGTGGTTTAAGTTGGTTAAGTTGGGCATTAGGACAAAAAACAATACTCATCTCAGGATTCTCAGAACCATACAGTGAATTTGAAGATTGTGAGCGTATTTATACTCCGGCAGGACTTTGTTCAGGATGTTTTAATCGTGAGTGGCTAAACCCAGGAGATTGGGAATGGTGCCCAGATCATAAAGATACTCCAAGACATTTTGAATGTACTAAATCAATTACCCCAGAGATGGTAATAAAATCTCTAGAAAAAGTACTTAATATTTATTAGATATAAGTAGTTCTGTCTTTTTAAGGTTGCGTATATCAAGCTGTTTTTTGAACAAGGGCTTGATATTTATAATAAAATATAACCTATTATCAAAATGGCAGAAACTTTAGTATCACCTGGTGTTTTAGCAAGAGAAAACGATCAGTCATTTTTAACTCAAACTCCAGCCGCAGTTGGAGCAGCTATCATCGGCCCAACAACAAAAGGACCAGTTGAAATCCCAACCATTATAACCACTTACTCAGACTATATTAACAAGTTTGGTGGTGCTTTTGTTAGTGGTGGTGATTCATACTCATACTTAACAGCCTTAACAGCCTACAATTACTTCTTAAACGGCGGTACTTCACTTCTAGTAGCTAGAGTAGTAAGTGCTTCTGCAACTTGGGCTCCAGCTACTACAGCTACAGCCTCTGTAAGTGGTGGTGCTGGTGCTGGTGTTTCAATTGTTAATGCTGCCGGTACTGAAGCTTTCATCTTGGAAACTATCTCTGAAGGTGTTATCATGAACAGTTCAGGAGCACTAGATACGTCTGGAGCTTTAGTAAATGGTACCTCAAATAACGTTAGATGGGCAATTCAAAATGCTAGTACTTCTTCAGGTACATTTACTCTATTAGTAAGACAAGGTAATGACACTACAAACAGTCAGATTGTATTAGAGACTTGGACTAACTTATCATTAGATCCAACTCAAGGTAACTTCATTGCAGCTGTAATTGGTGACCAAACTCAAAACTACAACCCATCAACTAATCAGCTTACCACTTCAGGTTCTTACGCTAACAGATCAAATTACATTAGAGTAAAATCAGTAACTACTCCTACTCCAAATTACTTTGATAATAACGGAAACTTTAAACCAGCTTATACAAGCTCACTTCCAATAAACGCTAGTGGTTCATTCACAGCCGCAACTGGTGATCCTATATCTACAGCTGGAAATAAGTACTACAACCTAATTACTAATACTAACTCACAAGGTCTATTAGCAATTGATTACACTAATATGATCAACTTGTTATCTAACCAAGATGATTACAGATTCAATCTATTAGTAACTCCAGGTTTAGTAAATTCTTTCGCTTCTCATAGCTCAGCTGTTACAAGCATCATTACAAATACTCAGAATAGAGGAGACAATATCTACATTCCAGATATGGTTACCTACGGTTCAACTGTAGGAGCTGTAACATCTCAAGCTGCTTCTAGAGATACTTCATACGCCGCTACTTACTGGCCATGGTGTCAAGTACTTGACCCAGAAACAGGTAAGAATGTTTGGGTACCAGCTTCAGCTTTGATTCCAGGTGTTTATGCCTTCAATGATAGAGCTGCTGATCCATGGTTTGCTCCAGCAGGTATTAACAGAGGTGGTTTAGGTCAAGTAATTAGAGCAGAACAAAAACTCTCTCAAGCTGATCGTGATGATCTCTATACAGGTAAAGTAAACCCAATTGCAACATTCCCAGGAACTGGAGTTGTAGTATACGGTCAGAAAACATTACAAACTAAGTCATCTGCTCTTGATAGAGTAAATGTTCGTAGATTGTTAATTCAACTTAAAGGATTCATTTCTCAAGTAGCTAACAACTTAGTGTTTGAACAAAATACTTTAACAACTAGAAACAACTTCCTATCAATTGTAAACCCATATCTAGAGTCAGTACAACAGAGACAAGGTTTATACGCGTTTAGAGTAATCATGGATGATTCCAATAATACTGCAGACGTAATTGACAGAAACCAATTAGTAGGTCAAATCTTCATCCAGCCAACTAAGACAGCAGAATTCATCTATCTTGACTTCAGCGTCTTACCAACTGGTGCAACTTTCCCAGCGTAAAAGTTTCAAACACAAATATTTATAATAAAATAAATAACACAGCAAAATGGCAGTATTAGGTATAAACGATATTTTCTTCACCCCATTCGAACCTAAAGTTCAGAATAGATTTATCTTCTCAATCACAGGCATTCCAGCCTTCATGATTAAAGGTTTATCAGCGGTAGGCTTCGATCAAGGTGAAATCAGATTAAACCATATCAACATCTACCGCAAAGTAAAAGGTAGAACTGTTTGGAATGATTTGACTATGACACTATACGATCCAATCACACCTTCAGGTGCTCAAGCAGTAATTGAATGGCTTCGTTTACACCACGAATCAGTAACAGGTAGAGATGGTTACTCCGACTTCTATAAGAAGGATCCAACTATCCAAGTATTAGGTCCTGTTGGTGATATTGTTTCAGAATGGGTAATTAAAGGCGCATTCATTAAGTCTGCTAACTTTGGTGAATATAACTGGGATACAGATGCGGGTGCTGTAAACCTCACTGTTACTATGGGTATGGATTACTGTGTACTAAACTTCTAAGAAGTTTTTTACCAAAATTAAAATTAAGCTTGCCACTCGGCAAGCTTTTTTTTATCTTACAACTCAATCTATAAGGGATAGGTTCTTTGACATCTAAATACTAAACAAACTATGGAAACAACATCATTTATTTTAGGTGTAGCTGCTGTCATTACTATTGCAATGGTTGTGGTTACGTTTATGAATTATATGGAAATCAAAAATCTCCAAAAACAAATCAATATTCTTCAAAGCATTGATGAAGCAATTATTCGTGACAACAATGCTCTTGAACATAGATGTATTGATTACACAGATCTATTAAATAATAACACTCAACGAGAATTAGAAAGTCTCTATCGCCATATTGATAGTAGAGTAGATAAACTTGACGAGAAAACCAAAAAAGAACTTAAATCTTTAAGTTTTAATAAATCATATTAATTAACCTGTTAAAGAACCTCCCTTTATAGTATTTATAAACATACAAGTTATAACAAATAATTTATGCCAGAATTTAAATTCCCAACTGAAACAGTTGAACTACCTTCTAAAGGCTTCTTTTATCCAGCCGAACATCCTCTTAAAGAAGGTAAAGTAGAAATGAAATATATGACAGCTAAGGAAGAAGATATCCTAGCTAACGCTAACTATATTCAGCAAGGTATAGTTTTAGATAAATTACTAGAATCACTTATCATCAGTCCTAAATTTAACTTAGAAGACTTGTTAATAGGCGATAAGAATGCTCTATTAGTGGCTGCTCGTATCTTAGGTTACGGTTCAAATTACACCGTATCATACGGAAGTAAGACACAAACCATTGACTTATCTAAGCTAGAGAACATCAATAATGACTTTACAGGTCTAACTGAGGGAAATAATGAATTTTCTTATACACTTCCTCAAACTACTACTCAAATTACCTTTAAGCTTTTAACAGGTAAGGATGAAAAAATGATCACTAAAGAATTAGAAGGTTTAAGAAAAGTAAATCCTAACGCAGGTGAATTAACCACTCGATTCCGTTTCATTATCACTTCAGTAGGAGGTAATCGTGATATGAGTACTATTGTCAATTTTATAGACAATTACCTTCTAGCATCAGATTCAAGAGCACTAAGAGACCATTATAAAAATACAATGCCAGATGTGGATATGTCCTACGAGGGGGAGGACGGTCGATTTCGCACAATTCCAATTGGACTTGACTTTTTTTGGCCTGACATTGCAGAACGTTTCTAATTTTAGAGCGTCTTTATTTACTGAAATACATGAAATAATTTTCCATGGTAATGGAGGTTATGATTATCCTACAGTCTATAATATGCCTGTATGGTTAAGAAAGTTTACTTTCAATAAACTGCAAGACCATTACACTAAACAAGCAGAAGCTCAAAAACAGCAAACCAAATCAGGAAACACTACCAATGTCATAAATGAAGATGGTACTATAAATGCTCCTGAGTTTGCTAAGGTAAGTAAACAATATAATAGTAAGGATCAAAGAGTCCCAAAGTATTAACAAACTTTGGGACTTTCCATATTTATTACATATAACCTAGATTAATGGCTACACAAGAGGAAATTTTAAGGCAGAGGGAACTCAATAGTGAGTTAGAAAAAACTGCTCAATTAAGAAGAGAAAGTTTAGACATCTCTTCTTCTATTATTGACTCTTTAAAAGAAACTCTAGGAATCCAGAGTAAACGTACTCAATTTGAATCTACATTACTAGGTACTAATAAGCAGGTTTATCAAGCTATTTTAAACCAAAAAACTGGTTTAAATGGTATTGATGTTATTAGTAAGCAAATAGCTAAAAATAATGATCTAATTCAAAAAAGCCAGACAGTACAAGCTTCTCTAGCTACTTCATTAGGAGATAAACGTAAAAAAGAAGCTGAGGATTTTGTTAAAATAGTTCAGCAGCAACAAAATTTAGAAAAATCTATTGAAGCTGAATTAGAAAAAGCAGTTCAAGGAGAAGAAATTAATCAAAGAAGATTAGCTGGTTTAAAAGGTAGATTATCTCAAGTAACAGCCCAAGCCGAACAAGAAGCTAAAAGTTTATCTATCCTCCAACAACAATATGCTCTTAATATTTTAAATACTGCTGAATTAGAAAAACAAACTGAGCAGCGTAAAAAAGAATTAAAAGTTGAACAAGACATCCAAGGTGCATTAGGTGTAGCTGGAGGCCTAACTAAACTTTTGGGTTCAATCCCAGGTATAGGAGCATCAGCCTCTGAAGCATTTTCTGAAGTTGAAACAGAAATTAAGAAAATATATGAGGAAACTGGTAGAGTTGTAGACAGAACTGAGGCTTTAGGAATGTTAGCTTCTAAAACTTTACAAAAATCATTTAGAGCTCTTAGTGATCCTTTTGTTATATTATTATTTGTCCTTAAACAATTAAAGGATGCTATAGTAGCAGTAAACCAAGATACTGTTCAACTGCAAAAGAATTTAGCTTTATCAACTAGTGAAGCTAGAAATTTAAGAGCAGAATTTTCAGATGCTGCTACATCTTCAGGGAATGTTTTAATTAACACTAGAGATTTAGTTAAAGCTCAAGGTGAATTAACTACTTTATTAGGTTTACAAGGTAAAATCAATGCTGAAAATTTAATCACTCAAACTGAATTAACTAAATTACTTAAAATTTCAGGTGAGGAAGCAGCTAAATTACAATTCTTTGCTGAAGCTACTGGTGAAGATTTTGCTAAACAAAAGCTAGATTCATATGAAATAGCTCAATCTGTAAGTTCTCAATATGGAGTTCAATTAGATATTAAAGGAGTAATGTCCGAGGTTGGTAAATCCTCAGCTTATACTTTAGCTCAATTTAAAGGTTCTACTTCAGCATTAACTGAAGCTGTAGCTAAAGCTAAGGCATTAGGTACTTCTTTAGAAGGAGTAAATCAAATAGCTAGTTCTTTACTTAACTTTGAAGATTCTATTTCAGCTGAATTAGAAGCTGAATTATTAACTGGTAAAGAACTTAATTTAGAAAGAGCACGTTATTTTGCTCTTACCAATAATCTAACTGGATTGATGGATGAAATTAATAGTCAAATGGGTGACTTTAGTGACTTCCAACAAATGAATGTTATTCAACAACAAGCATTTGCTCAATCATTAGGTATGAGTGTTGGCGAATTAAGTGAAATGCTTCTTTTAGAACAATATAGAGGTAAAACTTATGATGAAATAGCAGCAGCTGAGGGTGAAGAAGTAGCTAAAAGAATAGAAAATATTACCTTACAAGAAAAGTTTAATGAGTCTATCAATAAAATGAAAGACTTATTTACAGATATAGCTGAAGGTCCATTAGGAATGATAGCTGAATTTATGGGTTCAATCTTAACTTCAACTGTAGCATTAGTCCCATTATTAAGTGTAGCTGTAGGATTTTTAGCTGCTATGGCTGCTAAAGGAGCAATAGCAGCATATAGATCAATTACTAAAGCTATAGCTGATATATTCTCAGGAAGTGCTAAATTAGGTCCTGTAGGTATAGCAGCTGCGGCAGCTGGTACAGCTACTATGGTTGGATTAATAGCCTCTCAAGCTAAACCTCCAGGTGCTCAATTTGGTGGTGAAGTAGAAGAAGGAGGAGCAGTTAGAGTAGGTGAGGTTGGTCCTGAAATTGTCCAATTGCCTGAAGGAGCTAGAATCAAGCCATTAAATGTTGCGGAACGTGGTGACATGAGAGCAACTCAAACACCACAAGCACAAGTTGACTTATCACCAATGTTAGCTGAATTAAAGAGCCTTAGAGAAGGACTAAACCAAATCCCAGCAGCTATATCACAAATAAAGATGGTTGTAGATATGAACCGCCTTGAGATAGGTAGAATGACAGCTGGTGCTAAGCTCCAATAAAGGTTAATATTTATAATCAAACCCTAAATTAATTTAGATATGTCATTACTAAACAAACTCCAAGTACAAGGTTCAGATTTAACTTTCTGGGATGGTAATACTCCTATTCCATTAAAAAATACTGAAAAAACTCAAACCCAAATGCACTGGGCTGGACCAACTAACCCAACTGATGGTTACTCATTAGATGGAAATCCAAATTTGCAAATCCAAAAAGCAGATTATTTCAGATATGATGGCCCACAAAAAGCAGCTACAATTGTTTTACCTCCACCAACCCAATTAGATTTTTCTAATGGTGAGTTAACATCAAATAGATATAAGTTAGGCGCCCCAGAAGGCAGAGGATTTTTAGTAAACGGACTTTAATAGTCTTAATGGTTAAGTATGCCCTTAATAACCTCAACGACTAATCTTAAGTCTCTAAAGTACGAAACATATACTCAAGCACCTTATGTAATCACACAAATTCCTGATGAGCCTGAAAGTAACGGCTATCAGTTAATTAGTGGATTGCCTCCTTTAGGTGGTGTTGGTGGTAATGTAACGGATTTCTTTAGAGGAGGATTTGGTCTTCCTAGAGCTATAATTCAGGATGAGGTTAGAGTAGGTAAATTCTTAACATCCCCTCAAGGACTTTTATTTATAGGAAAACAAGAGCTTTTGTCTCGTATTGGAGTTCGAGAACAAAATACTGTTGGTCCTTTAAATGATGGTTTATATAATCCTTTAAGTACATTAGCTAGTGTAGCAGGTGTAGGCATTGGAGCTTACTTTGAAAAACAAACCCAAAGAACCTACTTAGAAAAATTACAACCTGAATTTACAGCAGGTGATAATGGAGCAGAAGATTATAATACAAATAGATTAGCTCAACTATATAATAGCAAAATCTTAACAGGTGTTGCCACTAATAACAGATCTCTAACTATTTCACCTTCAAATAATGAAATTTTATCATATACAGGGGGTCCAGGTGCCGAATTAGGTATAGGTAACACTGTTATAGGATTTGCTGGAAATCCTGGTGGAGGTTATTTAAGAACAGGTGTTAATAATGATAAAGTTAAAAAATATTTATATGCGTTTAATACTTTATCAACTCCATTTACAGATACTAATAGCAATACGTCTTCTAATAGACGTACTGATTTAAATTTTCTTATAAATGGAAAGGGTGAATCAGAAGAAGCTCGAATCACTTCAGAAGCTCTCTTATTTAACCCTGAATCAGTTATAGCTCTACCACCTGTTTTAAATTTAAGTAGAATAGTAGGTAATTATGGTGTTAGTAAAACATATACTTTAGCTAAAGGTCAACTTTTACTTAATAATATAGGGGGTTTTGTTTCATCTATTGCTGAATTTAACAACACTTACAATGCTATAAGTGAAGTAGATGGAACTTCAACTTCTACTAAATCTACTAATACTAATTCCTATAATAACAGAGCTACAGATGGCACACCTAGTGGTGTACTAACTCTTACTCAAGATCAATTAATTGAGGCTAGTAATACAGGTTCATTTTCTTCTAATAATACTATAGGGTATGCCCGTTATAATACCACATTAAGAGATTTTAGAAAAGAATTATATGCTTCTTTACCTAAAGAAAATGGTAAATATGTATCTAATACTATATCTGCAGCCCCAGACTACACTACTAAAAACATTGAAAACAGAGTTAATTTAGGAAATCCGGGTAGCCCCACTTACAACAGATTTGACTATAGTAAAGGTATAGATTATAGTAATAATGGTAAAGGTATTAATGCTCTTGATACTATTAATGCCTTTCCAATTTATAGATCTACTAACGTTAATCCTAAACAAACTGACGTTGGAGGCCCATTAAATGATCTAGTTAAATTTAGAATAGCAGCTATAAACAATGATAATCCTTCTTTAAAGGATTTTATGCATTTTAGAGCATTCTTAAATTCTTTTGTAGACAACTACAACCCAGAATGGAATACTATCTCTTATGTAGGTAGAGGTGATAAACTTTACACTTACTCTGGATTTACTCGTCAGGTAACATTATCTTGGACTGTCATGGCTCAATCAGTTCAAGAATTATTACCAATGTATAAAAAGCTAAATTATTTAGCAGCAAATACTATGCCTGACTATAGTTCAGCAGGTTACATGAGAGGTTCTTTAGTTGAGTTAACTGTTGGAGCTTATTTATTTGACCAACCTGGTTTTATAAGTAGCTTAACTTATACCGCTAATTTTGATGCTGGTTGGGAAATTGGTATTGATGCTTATGGTGATAGTTTACAAACTACTCCAAGTGTAAAAGAAAGAGAAGGCAACCCAGGAGTATTTGAATTACCTAAAATGATAGATGTATCTATGACATTTACTCCAATTCCTGAATTCTTAGCTAGGAAACCTAAAGGAGTTATATTACCTTACGATACTCCAAAAGATGAACAAGCCTTCTCTAAAGGATTAATTGCTAATAAGAGAGATGTTAATTTCTTACCTGCTGTTGATGCTGGTTTAACTAATAATGAAGGATACTTAGTACAACAAACTGAAAACTATATAGCTGTAACAAGACAAGGTAATACATTTAGAAACTACTAAAATGAATCGTTATCAAACTATCCCAACTACTAGAACAGCAACTGGTAAAACTATTTACCAGACAGTTAAGTATCCTGAAATTCCTTTAAACCCAAATGACATCTATGTTATTTCAAATAAAGGAGATAGATTTGATATTTTAGCTAACCAATATTATAGTGATTCATCTTTATGGTGGATTATTTCTACAGCTAACAATAACATTCCTCAAAATAGTCTATATTTACCTGAGGGTGTTCAATTGAGAATCCCATCCGATACAACTCAAGCAATAAACAATTTTGAAGCTATTAACTCATGAATTTAATAGGTGAAAGTTTTGATGATTATGTAGCAACCCAAGTCAATGTAAGACAAAGATTTTATGGGTCTGAGGCTAATCCAAGTCAAGGTTTTATAGAAGATAGACAACAATATCTTTATAATAAACAACCCTTTGCTAAATTAATATCTAGTGTTGATATAACAGCAGATAAACTTAAAAAATTAGGTTTACCTGAAAGTTTAGCTGGAGAAAATTTAGCTAAAACTTTTGTATTATTTGCTGGTACTTCTGAATTTCAAGGACTCAATAGTGATGGTCAAGATGTTTTTAACTTAAAAGCTGGTTTAAATAATGACCAATCAATTTTAGGTAGCTCTGCTTATGGTTTAGGAGGACTTGAATTTGGTCAAGTTCCAATGCCTGGTATAACCTCAGCCACAGTTAGTTATAAAAACAGAGGTTCTCTAAAAACAGCCACTATTCAAGTTAAAGCATATAATAAAACACAACTAAATATAATTGATGCTCTTTATTTAAGACTAGGATATACTGTTTTATTAGAATGGGGTTGGGGAGCTAATTATTTAAATAATAATGGTGAAGTAGTTCCTCAAATAAGAAGAACTTTAGCTAATGGATTTTTAAATGGTTCTTTAGACAGTGGAAATATTTTACCAACTATAAGACAAAGTAGAGAAAATTTAAGTGGAAACTATGATGCTTTGTATGGTAAAATAACTAACTTTAATTGGTCATTTAATCCTGATGGTACTTATGATATTAGTATAAATTTAGTTAGTGTAGGTGATATTATTGAATCATTAACTTTAAATGATATTACAGGTAAAGGCACTATTCTAACCTCAGATAGCTTCCAAGAAGTACTTGATGGAGTTAAAGACCAACTAAGAAATATTCAAAATGATGGTAATATTAATGTTAATGGAACTCAAGCTAAGGTTAATGTCACTAGAATTTCCCAATCCTCAGGAGCAGCAGGAGCAGGAACAGCTCAATCTTCTAAGTTTGTAGTTGATCCTTCTACTAATAAAACTTTATATTCATCCCAAGGAGGTTCCTCTAATTATGATGATGAAGCTATACTAGCTTTTATAACTAGAAACGCCAATATAGTTTCAGCCACCCCAATAACTGAATCTAATATTACAAGTCCAAGTGGTGTTGTAGCAACCAACGCTGGTCTTAATTCCTTAACTTATTTCTTATATACAGGTATACAACTAGAATTAGATTCAACTAAAGCTATAACTATTACTAAACGAAAAGGACAAACAACTTCAGTTGTTTCAGTTTTAAAAGATGGTAATACAACTTACGCTTGTAGAGTTAATTGGGAAGGTCAAAGTGAAGGTAATTATTATATAAAATTTAGAACCTTATTAAGGTGGATTCAAGACAATCTTATTTTTAATAATGTTAATGGTGATAAAAAAACCAAAGCATTAAAATTTGATTTAAGTGTAGCTGATAATCTTATCTATAAAAATAAATATTCTGTAGCTACAGACTGGACTAAAGTAATTACTCGTAATATCAAATTTCCTGATTTAGAAACTATAAATAGTACAGATACTATTGACCTTTTAGAATTACCAAGTGATGTAGAATTTACTAGTGATAAAAATGCTAACGCTGGTAAATTAATGAATATATTCTTAAATTTATCTTGGTTAGTAGAAACTTTAAAGTCTAATGTTGATAGTGAAGGTAATATTTCCTTATTTAATTTTCTACAAGGAATTTGTCAAGGTATAAATTCATCATTAGGTTATGTAAATAGTATTGATGTAGTAGTAGACGAAGAAACAAACACTATTAAATTTATTGATGATAAACCTATCCCAGGTATAATAGAAGATTTTAATCTAAATAATACTCCTACAGAATTCCAAGTATATGCTTTTTCACCTACAGATAGAGGTTTAAATGGTAGTTTTATTAGGGATTTTGGTATTAGAACAGAAGTTTCTAATAAATTATCTACTACTTTAGCAATTGGGGCCCAAGCAGTAAATGCTGTTGTAACTGAAAACGCTACAGCTTTGCAATCATGGAATGAAGGTTTAACAGACAGAACAGCTAAAGTAAAAGAAGATCCAACTCAAGATAAAGAAGAAAAAACAGCTTGGGATCGATACAAAGATGATGTTTTAAATTATGTGTCATTACTTAAAAAGTATGATGATAAAACTTTAAGTAAAGATGAACTTAGCCAAATTAATACTTTAAATAAGAACTGGCAAAAGTTTTGGTCTCAAACTATAGCTGAAGCTGAGAAAAAAGCATCACCTAGTGGAGTTGGTTTTATTCCTATTAACCTAAATTTAGTAATGGATGGTTTATCAGGAATGAAAATTTATCAAACATTTACTATTGACAGTAAATTTTTACCTTTAAATTACCCAGACAAACTTCAATTCTTAATTAAGGGTATATCTCATACTATTAGTAAAGACAGTTGGACTACAGAAATTGAGTCACTTAGTATTCCTAAAGATATAACTCTTAAAGATCCTATATCAACTAGTGAACCTGACACTTCAGAAGTAGAAGAAAGAATAGCAACTGGAATAAAAATAGCTAAACTAAAATTTGAAGATCAGGATCCAACTCGTAAACCTATTAAAGATTTAACTTTTAGTAATAATGCTTTAACTTTAATTAAAAGTTTTGAAGGTCTTAGACTTAAAGCATATCAACCTATTCCTGGAGATAAATGGACTATTGGTTATGGTAATACTTTCTATAAAAATGGAAAAGCAGTTCAAAAAGGAGATGTTCTTTCATCTGACAAAGTAGCTACAGAACTTTTAAGAACATCTGTTGTTAAATTTGAAGACAGCTTAAAAGCTAATTTACCTAGTACTGTTAAATTAAATCAAAATGAATATGATGCTTTAGTTTCATTTAGTTATAATGTAGGAACAGGTTGGTCTAGAAGTAGTTCTTTAAGAAATTTATTAGTGAATAGTGATTATAATAGAGCAGCTGATAAATTGCTAGAATATTCTAAAGCTCAAGGTAAAACAATTAAAGGATTATTAAGACGTAGATATACTGAACGAGATTTATTTCTTAGAACTTAATTAAAATGGCTATATACTATCCTCCTAATCAAATTAGACCTAACCTATTCGCTAATTCAGACGAATTTGTATTTGTATCTAATACTTTACCATTTAGTGGTTCTTACCACCAATTATCAAATGGAAGGTATTACACTGGGGCTCTTCATTCCAATGATAGTCAAGAAATTGTTCCTGTAACAGGTCTAACTCAAGCTACTGCTATACCTACTACTAATAAAGCTAACGCAACCTTAGTAATTGTAGATGATACTAGCCTAGAAAATAATGCTTACACTAGACTAACTAACCAAAGTCAATTAGTTAAAGAAGCTCCTACTAACCTCCAAAATCCTCCTACCCAGCAAGATTACCAAACAGGAGAATTTACAAGATATTTTGCTAAAACTATAAACCAAGACACTTACATAGAGTTTACTAAAGATTTATATGATAGATTGATCTCTAAAGATCCTTCTATATATTATGAACAATATATAGCATTTAAATTACCTTGGAGATTAGTAGGAGGTAAAGAACAAGTGTTTAGAGTTAATAGAAATATAACAGTTTTAGTTTCACAACAATTCAACTTACCTAAATTTGGCAGATACTTAAAAGATGATTATCTTAAGTACTACAAATAAAAGGTAAATAAGTGTTCTGGTTAATAGAAAATAAAGGTCAATTCGAAACATTCAAAAACAGAAATGTTAAAGAAGCCTTTGTTGAAATTATTCCATACTCACCTTTTATTCATCCGGCAGAAAATTCAATCTGTTGTATCTACATTAGGCCTATACAAGACCATAAAGGTTACCTATTTCCAATCTACCATACAGAGGTAGAGGAAAAGCTATTTGAGGATAAGGTATTTTTGTTAATTAAGAACTTAGAAAAAATTTATTGTAGGGACAAAAAAGAGTTCCTACACTATTTTCCTCTTAAGCAGCTTATTGACATCACATTAACCTCCCCTACGTATATACAATTTACACCCGCCCATGAATTCCTCTACCACAAATACCCTCAAAAACAAGATATAAACACGATAGTACCCATTGTTAAACACTATGAGTATTGTGAGGCCCTATTTGAGGAATTAGAACATTTGATAGATAAACCAGTCAATAAATTTTACAATGACAAGGCTAGTTGGGTATTCAATGGTATCGAACGTGCCGGTTTATTCGTGGATAACACGTTATATAACGATTACTTTGATAAGGACATCAATGGTTGTGTAGTGTATACTCAATACAATATAAAAACGTTAACTACACGACCTTCCAATAATTTTAATGGTATAAATTATGCCGCACTCAATAAAGAAAATGGGTGTAGGAAAGCGTTTAGAGCGCGTAATTCTAAACTTGTTGAGTTTGATATTACGGCTTACCATCCTACTCTTTTATCTAGGTTGGTTGGCTATGATTTTGGTGATAAGGATATTTATAGTCACTTTGCAGAAGTTTATAGACTTGATAGACAGGAAGCCAAAAAGCTAACTCTACAACAACTATATGGAGGAATTTTGTCTCAATATAAAAATCTTGAATTTTTTAGAAAGGTTCAAGCCTATGTAGATGATTTGTGGGATACTTTCCAATATCAAGGTTTTATCAAATGTCCTATATCCGGATATGAGTATTATAAGGATAAGCTGGAAAACATGAATCCTCAAAAGCTTTTGAATTATGTACTCCAAAACTTGGAAACTTCATTCAATGTACGTATCTTATGGGATATATTTAAAATATTAAAAAACAAAAACACTAGGATTGTTTTATACACATATGATTCATTTTTGTTTGATTGGGACAGAGAAGAACAACAAGTGTTGCAAGATATTCATCAAGTGTTTGAAAAACATAAATTAACAATAAAAGTTACGCATGGAAACAGTTACGACTTTAGACCTACCGTATGATATTTATGGGACAGATAATCCCATAAACTTCACAGATTTGAATAATAAGTTATTTTGTACATTTACTACGTTAGATGGTGTAAATGATTTGGTAGACTCTATCCAAAGAAGCTATACTGTGATGTACAATAAGATATTTGTACTAGAGGTTAAAAATAACAATGAGTACGTTTTAACGTATAATATTGAAATGGCTAACATAGCTAGCATCCCAGAAAACACGATTTTGGTTCATCGTAAAAAAGAATCAAACACTCTATATACAATTAACGCCCTGAACGAGCTTATTAAAAGCTTAAATGGTGGGGTGGTAGATACACGTTTCCAGATTGACTGGCAACACTACAAAAACACCATTTTGCTAACTCAACAAAACGAGCTAAAGCAGCTAAGAACTAAAATCCACGAGATTATTGAACTTTAGTAAAAATTTATATATTTATAATAAATAATTTAGACACAATGAGCAATTTTGATTACAAAAAATACTTAGTAGAGAATAAGCTTACTTCTAATTCTAGAAATTTAAATGAAGAAGAAGGTACAGATATTTTATCTTTTCTTGAATTAAATAAACAAGAACTTTTAAATAAACTAGCTACAAAATTCGAATATGATGAAGATGATATGGAAATGATGAGCGATTATGAAATAGGACCCGGTGCTGATGCTGATGGAAACGAGGATGCAGAAATAGCAGGTTTAGGTGAAGCCGGATTAGATTTTTCATTTAATCCAAAGAAAGTAAAAGATACATATGGTGATGCTTCTAATTTTAAATTAGTTATAGCAGGTAAACCCATTTATGGTATTTCATATAATATGTAAAAAATACCCCCAACATATAAAGTAAAAAAGCCCTTCAAAAGAGGGCTTATTTTAACTTGGCTATGCCAAATTAGTTATGTATATTTAGTTATAAACAATTATTAATTATAGTTATGGATCTAAATGAAATCAGATCGCGTCTAGGCGCAATGCAAAAAACTGCCAATAAAGGTGGTGGTGAGCGAAAGGAAGCATTTTGGAAACCATCTGTAGGTAAACAAAGCATTCGTATTGTACCTTCTAAGTACAATAAGTCAATGCCTTTTACTGAGATGTTCTTCCACTATGGAATTGATAAACCAGTAATGGTTTCTCCAATTAACTGGGGTGATAAAGACCCAATTGTTGAGTTCGCAGCTCAATTGAAAAAGACCAACGATAAGGAAAACTGGAAGTTGGCTAAAAAAATCGAACCTAAAGCTCGTTACTTTGCCCCGGTTATTGTTCGTGGTGAAGAAGACAAAGGTGTTCGTTTGTGGCAGTTTGGTAAAGAGACATATGAGGCTCTTCTACAACTTGCAATTGATGAGGAAGTAGGTGATTACACTGATGTAAACGAAGGTCGTGATATCAAACTTACTACTGTTGGTCCTGAATCAACTGGTACTAAGTACAATCGTACTACTGTAAGTCCTTCAATGAAGAACTCACCTATGTCTGATGACGCTTCTGAGGTTAAGTCATGGTTGGAAAATCAACCTAATCCTAAGGAAATGTTTAAACCTATCTCATTCGAGGAAATGAAAATTGCTCTTCAAAACTGGCTCAATCCAGAACCAGCTGAAGGTGAAATCATCGACGATGAGAAAGAAGCTGAAGAGGTTCCAAAAACACACTATTCAATGAATACTTCAACTCAAGCAGTTAAGCAGAGCAAACTAGATAAGTTTGACTCAATGTTTGAAGATGGAGAAACTGATGATTTGCCCTTCTGATTATGGCAAAAAGAAAAAGTGATGAACTAGCAGCAGCAGTATCTGCTGAGCTTAAATCTGGTTTTAACCTTGGTAAATTCAAGGATAAAAAAGGTTTGAGTGGTAATGTTAAGTTTAAACCCCAGAAATGGGTACCACTTTCAGACGCTTATCAAGATGTAACAAGTGTTCCTGGTATTCCAACAGGACACATTGTTCTCTTGAGAGGTCACTCTGATACAGGTAAAACTACTGCCTTGATTGAAGCAGCTGTTAATGCCCAAAAAGCAGGTATTTTGCCTGTATTCATTACAACTGAGATGAAATGGAGCTGGGAACACGTTATGCAGATGGGTCTTCAAGTAAATGAAGTAGTTGATGAGGAGACAGGTGAAATCACAGATTACAATGGTTTCTTCCTTTACACTGACCGTGAAACTATTCATACAATTGAAGATGTAGCAGCGTTTATTCTTGACTTGTTAGATGAACAGAAAAAAGGTAACCTACCTTATGACTTGATGTTCTTGTGGGATTCAATTGGTTCTGTACCTTGTGAATTATCAGTTCGTTCAAATAAAAACAATAACGAATGGAACGCAGGAGCAATGTCAACTCAATTTGGTAATAACGTAAACCAACGTATTACCTTATCACGTAAGGAAAGTTCACCTTACACTAACACATTAGTTTGTATCAATAAGGTTTGGACAGCAAAAGCTGAGACACCTATGAGTCAACCAAAACTAATGAATAAAGGTGGCTTCGCCATGTGGTTTGACGCCACGTTCGTAGTGACATTTGGTAACGTTTCAAATGCTGGTACTTCCAAAATTAAAGCAATTAAGGATGGTAAACAGGTTGAATTTGCTAAACGTACCAAAATTCAGATAGATAAGAACCATATCAATGGTATTACTACAAGGGGTAATATAATTATGACTCCACACGGGTTTATAAATGACTCTGAAAAGGAAATCAAATCATACAAAGATGCGCATGCTAAAGAATGGAGTGCCATTCTTGGTGGAATGGATTTTGATATCGTAGAAGAGAATGATACATTTATAGACGCAACTGAATACACACACGAACCAGAATAAAAATGGATAAAAAAGACCTCTTAGCACTCCTTGATAATGTTGTTGAGGAGAATGACACCGAATCCTTAAACAGGCACAGCCGAGTTCTAGTTATTGATGCTTTGAACTTGTTCTTTAGAAACTTTGCCATGTTGGGATTCGTTAACGAGACTGGTGCTCATGTAGGGGGTCTTGGTGGGTTCCTTCGATCGTTAGGTACACTAATAGGTCGAATGGATCCCACCTCCGTTTATATTGTGTTTGATGGAGTTGGTTCAACAGTTAACCGTAAAAATCTAATCCCAGAATATAAGGCAGATCGACATCTGACTAGAATTACAAACTGGGATGCTTTTGATAATATTGAGGACGAGCATGACGCTAAAGTCAACCAGTTAGTCCGTCTAATCCATTATCTTAAGTGCTTACCTGTCAAGACCATATCCATTGATAAAGTTGAAGCGGACGACGTTATAGCCCAGTTATCTACAACCTTAGCTGAAAAATATGATTCAAAGGTATTCATTGTCTCTAGTGACCGTGACTTTATTCAGCTAGTAAATGATAACATTACTGTATATCGTCCAATTGAAAAAGATTACTATACTCCATCTACTGTACAAGAAAAGTTTGGCGTATTGGCTGAAAATTTTATATATTATAAAACACTGTTAGGTGATAATTCAGATAAGGTAAAAGGATTGAAAGGACTAGGTGAAAAGAAATTACACAAACTATTTCCTGAACTAGGACAACGACCAATTACTTTACAAGATCTATATGACATCAGTGAGGTTAAATTAAAAGAAAATATAATTTATGCTCGCCTGTTACATGATTTTGAAGAATTAGAAAAGAGTTACAAAGTTATGAACTTACATAATCCTATGATTGATGATAATGATAGGGAGTTTATAAGTGAAGTAATTGAAGAACTCGCACCTGACCTTAACACTGTAGTATTTATAAAATTTTACAACGAAGACGGTTTACGACATCTTATAAAGAATGTTGAGTTTTGGACTCAATCAACCTTTAAAGATCTAATTAGTTATAACAAATAGTTACATGACATTAAGAGACATTAATCAATATGGACCTGGCTTTCAAGTCAAGGTTCTAGCTGCCCTACTCAATAGTAAAAACTTCCTAACTAATATCCATGATATTGTTAGTGAAGAATACTTTGACAATCAGGCACATAAATGGATTATTAAAGAAATCCTAAAATACTATGACAAGTACCACACAACACCGTCTCTAGAGGTACTTAAAGTAGAACTAAAAAAATTAGAAAATGAGGTTCTACAGATTGCAGTTAAAGAACAACTTCGAGAAGCATATAAGGAAACAGATGACCTAGCTTATGTTGAAGAAGAGTTCTCTGCATTCTGTAAAAACCAAATGCTAAAAAAAGCACTACTACAATCAGTAGATTTACTACAAGCTGGAGATTATGACTCAATCAAGTTTATGATTGAATCAGCAATGAAAGCAGGTCAAGATAAAAATTTAGGTCATGAGTACAATAAAGATTTGGAAACACGATATCGTGAAGAACATAGGATTACAATTCCAACTCCTTGGAATGAATTTAACGAACTACTTCAAGGTGGTCTCGGAAATGGAGATTTTGGTCTTATATTTGGTAATCCAGGAGGTGGTAAATCTTGGGCGCTAGTTGCTCTAGGTGGTCATGCTGTTAGAATGGGTTTTAATGTAATCCATTACACTCTTGAATTAGGTGAGGATTATGTTGGTAGACGATATGACGCCTACTTTACTCAGATTCCAGTAAACGTCATCATTCCGAACAAAGCTAAGGTAGAAAAAGTACTAGAAAAACTACCAGGTAATCTAATCATTAAAGAATACGCACCAGGTAAGGCATCTATATCTACAGTTGAAGCTCATATCAAGAAATGTATTGACCTTGATTTTAAACCTGACTTGATTATTATCGACTATGTTGATCTTCTTCGCTCAAAGAGAAACAATCGTGAACGTAAGGACGAGATAGATGATATTTATACTAGCACAAAAGGATTGGCCCGCGAGCTTAATATCCCAATTTGGTCTGTTTCTCAAGTCAATAGAGCTGGAGCAAAAGACGATGTAATTGAAGGAGATAAGGCAGCGGGCTCTTATGACAAAATCATGATTATTGATTTTGGCGCTTCCTTAAGTCGCAAAAGAGAAGATAAAGTTAACGGCACCGGAAGGTGGCATATTATGAAGAATAGATACGGAATGGATGGTTTAACATATGGAGCTAAGATTGATACCTCAACTGGTGCCTTTGAAATCATTTCTGACGATGAATTGGAGACAATCACTCCAGCCACTAAGCCTTCATATGGTGAAGTTACTGACTCTGAAAAAGAAACGTTACGACAGTTTAATAGCTTTTTCCTAAATAATTAATAAACTTTTACAATGGCAAAGAAATCAAATCTATTGCATGAGAGGATTGTCTACAAACCTTTTGAATATCCACAAGCTTACGAATACTGGCTTAATCAACAACAAGCCCACTGGTTACATACTGAAGTGCCTATGATGTCTGATTTGAATGACTGGAAACAGAATTTAAATGAAACAGAAAAAAACATTATTGGCTCAATTTTAAAAGGATTTGCTCAAACAGAAACTATTGTAAATGATTATTGGTCAGGATTAGTAACAAAATGGTTCCGTAAGCCTGAAGTTATCATGATGGCAACTACCTTTGGTAGTATGGAAACTATTCATGCTGAAGCTTACTCTTTATTAAATGAGACACTTGGACTTGATGACTTCTCAGAATTCCTTGAGGATGAGACTACAATGGCCAAAATTGAAAATCTTATGCTTGTTAGAGATAGTTTTGAAGGTGAAAAAGATCTTCATGAAATTGCTAAATCATTAGCTATCTTCTCAGCATTTACTGAAGGTGTTAATTTATTTTCTTCATTTGCTGTGTTGTTAAGCTTTAAAATGCGTAACAAACTTAAAGGAGTAGGTCAAATTGTTGAATGGTCTATTAGAGATGAATCGATGCACTCAGAAGCAGGTTGTTGGTTATTTAGAACATTAGTTGAAGAAAATCCATATCTTAAAACAAAAGAACTAGAAGCCGCAATTAATGAAGCCGCTTTGTTGTCTCTTAAACTTGAACTTGACTTTATTGACAAAGTATATGAGTTAGGTGATTTAGAAGGTTGTTCAAAATATGACCTGCAGCATTTTATCAAAAACCGAGTTAATACAAAACTAGGTGACCTTGGTTACAATCCAATTGTTTCCAATATTGATATGACAGCGGTTGAGCGTATGAAGTGGTTTGATGCTCTTTCAGCTGGAAAGCAACACACTGATTTCTTTGCTAACCGAGTAACTAATTACTCTAAAGGACACATGACTTGGGATGAAAGTATTTTTTAAAAAATTAGTTAGAGCATTTTTAGAAACTATTTCACATCATTAAAATGGCGACCCATAAAACTTTACTTATACCTTTAGTTGAAGAAATTCTACTAAAAGAGATTGGAGAAGCAAATATTCCACCTTTAAAATGGACTAAAGTATCTCCAACCAAATATAAATTTTTAGTTGACATAGGTGATTTTACAGAAGTAGCGACTGTAGAATTTGATAAATTTATCGAAGATGAGCATAAGCTATTCTACCTACCTCAGAAATATAGAAACCTAGAAAATATATACAATGTAGGATATGCTATCTCAGGAACTGATATTCAATTTGCTAAATCTGATTTAAGAACTTTACTTACAATTCTATCAACAGTAGTAGATATTATAAAGAATTTTATAAATACAAACGAAATAGATGGATTGTATATTCAAGGCACTCCAAAAGAATTAGATAGTAAAGATATCTCTAAGAAATCAAATCTATACAAAGCATTTATTCAAAAACAACTCAACCAGATTCCTAACTACGGCTCGGATACTCATAGAGATGGTTTTATCTTAATAAAAACAAAATAACAATGGACAATAATTTAGTAGCTGATTTTACAACTTGGGAAAGAGGTAAAGACTATCCTGAGTATATGGATGAGGTAGCTCTCAGCACTATCTCAAAGGGTTATTTGCTCCCAGGTGAAACACCTAAAAAAGCATACAGACGAGTTGCTCACGCGGTTGCACAACGATTAAATAGACCTGACCTTGAAAACAAGTTTTTTAAATACATCTGGAACGGTTGGATTGGACTGGCGTCTCCTGTTCTTTCCAATACTGGTACTGATAGAGGCTTACCTATTAGCTGCTTTGGTATCGATACCCCGGATAGTGTCCGCGGAATTGGACTCACTAACGCTGAACTTATGCGTCTTACTTCCTACGGCGGGGGAGTTGGAATCTCGCTTAGCCGCATTCGACCAAGAGGTGCTCATATCACAGGAAATGGGAAGTCAGAAGGCGTTGTACCATGGGCTAAAATCTATGACTCCACTATCATTGCCACTAACCAAGGTTCTGTTAGACGAGGAGCTGCATCCGTAAACTTAGATATCAACCATAAAGATATTCATGAGTTTCTTCAAATTCGTAGACCTAAAGGAGACCCAAACCGCCAATGTCTTAACCTACACCAAGCAGTAGTTGTTGATGATGCGTTTATGAAGCGCTTAAATGACCGAGACAGCGAGGCTATGTCACTATGGTTAGAAATACTTAAATCACGAGTTGAAACCGGAGAACCATACATCATGTTCAGTGATAATGTTAACAAAGATAATCCGTTAGCATATAGAATGAACAACTTGAATGTTTCAATGACTAATATCTGTACTGAAATTACACTTCATACAGACGAAGAACACTCATTCATTTGTTGTTTATCTTCACTTAACTTAGCTAAGTACGATGAATGGAAAGACACTGACCTAGTAGAAACTTCTATTTATTTCTTGGATGGTGTAATGGAAGAATTTATCCAAAAGACTAATGGTAAAGAATCAATGATTCGTTCTCATCGTCACGCTAAAAAAGGTAGAGCATTAGGTTTAGGAGTAATGGGTTGGCATACTTTCTTACAACAAAAGAATTTGCCATTTAACTCAATCGCTTCAACAGCTTGGACTCATACTATCTTCAGCCAAATTAAAATGCAAGCTGAAGCAGCTTCACGTAAAATGGCTATGGAATATGGTGAGCCAGCTTGGTGTAAAGGAACAGGTATGAGAAATACACACTTGTTAGCAATCGCTCCTACTGTATCTAATTCACGTATTAATTCATGTTCAGCAGGTATTGAACCTCAACCAGCAAACGTTTACGTATTTAACGGTGCTAAAGGAACATTCATTGTTAAAAATCCAGAATTAGAAGCATTACTTGAATCTAAAGGTAAAAACAATAGTAAAGTATGGGATCAAATTCTAGCTGACAATGGTTCAGTACAGAATCTATCTCATGAAATCCTAACTGAAGAAGAAAAAGAAGTATTCTTAACCTTCCCAGAAATCAATCAGTTAGCTCTAGTTCAACAAGCCGCAGTACGTCAAAAATATATTGACCAAACTCAATCACTTAACTTGTCATTTGACCCAACTGATTCACCAAAATGGATCAATCAGGTGCATATGGAGGCATGGAAATTAGGAATTAAGACATTGTATTACTTACGCACTGACTCAGTAATTAAAGGAGATCTTGGATCTCGCACTGTAGATTGCGTTTCTTGCGACGGCTAGTAATATTTATT